CCTTTTTCTGTTTATTGTGTAAATAGCGCTATGATAGAAGATAGTATAGTATTACAAGTGTGGCTTTTTATAACAATACTGCGTTAAATTAACATTTAATCGTCTGTAAATCAATAACTTATATTAAAGGAATGCTTATGAAAAACTTAACTATAAAAAAGTTGATCTTCTGCCGACAGATTCTGATTTTTAATGCTCGTATCGATATCCATCGTGGACCGCAATGCTACGCCAACCATTGCTGTCACCAGCATTCCGCCTTTGATAATAAAATTATCTTTGTACTGCGAACTGGCAACTCTCTCAAGAAAACGCTCCATCATGTAGATTCGCATGAGCGTTCTGGCATCTGCCTTGTTTTCCTTTGCCACATTCTTAATTCTTCCCTTAACCTGTTCTGGTGTCAGCTGCATTTTACAATAATACCCCCATATATCTGCGGATCACATTATCAACCCGAAACAGCTTTGCATATTCCATGAGTCGATTTAGGTCCTTGTCTCTTCTGGAAACATATGTCTTCAGAACGGAATTGAAATCCTGTGCTTCAATACTGCTCCGGCTTCTCATCAGATCACAAATCGTTCGTTCCAAGTCATACATTGGAATCATGTTCCCATCGTTGTCTTTCACAATGATCTTTCCGACATCCAGTAATTCCCGTTTTACCGTATATACTTTACAACTTCCATCCGCTATAAGTCGATGTGCATTGTAACCGCTGTATATGGTAAGTGTGTGGACAAACGGTTCTCTGTCTGTCAGACCATGATAATAAAAGGCCTCATCATGTGAAAAAACAGCATTCGGGCATCTCTTATGAAGCACATATAACTCATCGACCCAATCCGATCCCGTAGAATACACACCACGGCTGACCGGCTCCAATCCGTTTTCTCGAACATATTTGTAAAATTTAAATTTTGAAATTCCAGATTTTCCCGCGATTCTCGGCGTAAGGTAATCATGATTTTGAACTAATCTTGTCATCTCATTCATAAAATCACCATCCTTCCGTGCTTATATTGTAATCGAAATAAGCACGGTAGTCAAGTAAAATCAAACGAGCGTGCTTATTTCACATTTAATATATGCACGCTCGTCGAGTTTTATTCTGTCAAAATTTGTCAAAATCAGCTTGCGAGGCCAGCTCTTTGTACGGATAGTCGTCGTTCTGCCGTTCCGTGAACATATCATTGACCAACCCGATGGTCAGCAGATCGAGGTCGGCGATGCTGATACCGAGCTGTACACAGCGCAGCAGAAAGAGCGGGGTGGTCATTTCCCGCTCACTTTTGCGAGGTTTTTTCTGGATTCCACCTCCGTCTGCACATTCAGGCCCCACAGTTCGATCAGCTGGGGCAGGATCTGATAAATGGAGAAGGTGTTGAACTGGTCCAGGAACTCCTCCGGGCTGTCCGGCACATTGGCCGGGTCTGCATGACGGGCCATCAGCCATGCCAGATCCTCGAACATCTCCAGACTGAACAAATCGAGGTTGGAATTGTCCTCCTCATTCTCACCCACACTCTTTTCCAGCTGGCGCAGGTCCTTGTAAATGTCGCGGCCGAACTTGATGCGGTACAGGCGAGGCACAGCGGCACTTGCCTTAAAGGTGACTTCCTTGCCATCGATCTCGATTTTCTTAGTAACTGCCATAATCGTAATCCTCCAAAATTTCATGTAAAATTGGCAGAGCCGAAGCCCTGCCGTATATCGTGTTTCTTACTCTGCCGGGTCAATGCTGACCAGTGCATTACCGCCGCTCACAGTCGGCAGCTTTCCATCCCACTTCTGAACCTTCTGGTAATCGATCAGCGTATCGGACAGGCTTTCTGCCAGTTTGCGGTTTGCTTCTGCCTGTGCGTCTGCGGCAATAGAAGTCTTCTGAGCTTCCGCCTCTGCATTGGTGATTGCCACCTGCTTATCCGCTTCTGCCTTGGCAATGGCAGCTTCATTCTCAATCTTCTGCTTATCCGCGTTCTGCTGTGCAATGGACTTCTGCTGGATGGCTTCGTTATAGGCATCCTCGAAATTCATGTCGTTGATGACGACCTTGTTTACGAACACAACGTCCTCACCATATTTCTGCACAAGGGACTCTGCCAGCTTCTGCTGTGCCAGAGGCTCGATCTTGGTGCGGTTGGTTACCTCATTGGGGCCAAGTTCAGCCATTGCAGACTTGATTGCCGATGCCACCAGCTCGTCACCGACCAGATTCTTGATGTCGGACACATTCGCATACAGCCATGCACTCTTCTCAGGAAGCACCTGATAGGTCACGATGACATCAGCAGCATACACAGGGGTCTTGTCAGAGGCTTCGCCCCAGACCTGTGCTTCGATGTGCTTATCCTGCTGCTTGTTGTTGACCTTGTGAATGCTCTGCACAAAGGGGATGCAGAAGTTGAGCTTGCCACTCTGGATGGTGGTCTCCTGGATCTGGCCGAAGCTGGTCTTCACGCCCGTGTAACCGGTGGGGATGATGTGGAACGAGCAGACAGCCAGTACCAGAACGATGATCACTGCGAACAAAGGAAAAATCTTCTTCATAGTCATATACCTCTTTATAATAATGTAAGCAGAGCCGAAGCCCTGCGGTGTGTGTCGGTCACTTAGCCCTGCGGCTCCTCGGTGTGACTGGTGTCTTCGGTGTCCACAGCTTCCGCCTGCGGCTCGTAGACCGCATCGTACCACTTGTTATAGACATCATCCGTGGTGTTAGTACCGGTCTTTGCCTTGACATAACCGTTTGCCAGAGGGGTTGCCTGCAGGTTCAGGGTGTCTGTCTTGACTTCCTTGCTGTCCTCGTTGGTCTCACCCTCGATGGACGGACGGCTTGCTACACAGTTGTACAGCACATGGCGGATGTGACGCTGGTCACCATCGAACTCAAACAGGAAGGCGAAATGTTCCAGTTCCACATTGGCGTTCTCAGCAAGCACGCCGTTACCATCCAGCTCCTCGTGCATGATGTCCGTGAGGAAGCTCTCCGGAATCAGTGCGATCTCCAGATCACCCTCGTAGCCGGAGTTGTTATTCACGACATAATAGGCGATATTGTCCGCATAGAACGGCTCGATCTCACCGTTAGCATCCATAGAAAGACTGACTGCACCGGGGATGCGGACCGGCTTTGCGTAAGTGACGCTGCCATCTTCGTCAAAGGTCGCCTTGGCATAATGGCAGTTTTTCAGGCCAAATTTGACCTTATTGCTTTGCTTCGACATTGGTTATTCCTCCTATCGCCCTGCGGCCGACTTATACGGTCAGCTCATACAGGACTTCATACATCTTTTCGGTTTCGATCCAGACCTCGCTTTTCTCATAATAGAGTTCATGCGAAGTCAGGACTTCTTCAATAGTTGCTTCCATATCCGGGTCTTTGTAATCGGTATACACCTCAATGTCCAGCCGGTTGAAATGGTAGTACACAAGGTTATCCGCACCGAAATTCTCGGCTTTCGGATACAGGAAGCAGATAAACGGTGGATCAGGGCTCTCCCCTTCTGCGAAATGGTCATACGCATAAGGAAGCCCCATCTCCTCCACCAGAGCTTTTACTTCTTCGTGGGTCATTGGTTTCTCCTTACTTTAGTGCCTTTTCGATGAGGGACTGTAGCTGCTCGATACCTGCCTGTTCAGCCGGAGCGATATGCGGTCTTCCTGCCACCCGCCCGCCGCCGCGCTTAGCATGTCCCTTTTCCAGCAGATGTGCCAGCTGGTAGCGGTTCTTGGAATGCACCACCATCTGAATACTCTGGCTGGATTCGGACTGTTTGGTCGCCACCCAGCTTCCTTTGTATGCGCCCGTTCTGGACGGTGCATTGGCAGAGATCTGGTCTTTGACCGTTTTCGCAGATTTGCGGACTGCCTTCTTAACCTCGGTGGAGGCAAGGGTCGCATATTCTTTTAAGCCCTCGTTGATGGCATCTGCCATCTCATCGATGCTGACAGTTCTGCTCATCCGGCTGCCTCCTTTCCAGTCTGCAATGAATCTTCAGGATCTTCTTCTGATAGTTCATCGGGTCAACGGATTCGATATTGTAGAGCTGATCCCGGAAGCGGATGCGGTAACCAGTGGAAGTTAATCCTCTGGTCTCGCTGCACCAGCGAACCGTAAACACCACGCTCTTCTGTTCGGCTGTGACCTCACCTTCTTCTTCCTGTGCCTGATAGGTCGAAACGTAGGCAAAGCAGGTGAAATATTCCTCCCATGTGTTCCGATGGTTTCCGACCTTATCGGTCACGACCGTGCTTTTCTCGATTGTGATCCGCTCATTCAGTTTCTCGATCATCAGAACACCCCCTCCCTCACAGCAAACAGAATGGAACGAAGCGTCAGCATCAGCTGCTTATGGTCAGCTTCGTCCCGGTGCTCATAGAGATACCCCAGTGCATACAGAATCGCCACACGACAGGTGCTGCGCAGGGCTTCCAGTTCCCTTGTGGGCTGTACTCCGTTCTCGGCATCCTGGTCAGCGGCATTGACTGCCTCCCACTGGTCTTCCGAAAGACGGCCAACGTCCTTGCACATCTGCTCCGCAGAAGATAAAAGGATGCCGATCAAGGCATCCTCATCGCTGCTGTCCACGCGGAGATAGGTCTTCGCTTCGTAAAGCGGGATCAGTGCCATAACTGGCTCCTCCTTTCCAGACTTTCTTAGCCCTGCGGTGCCATCTGCAGAAGCTGTACGGCTTCCGGCAGGATCAGCTTGCCATCCACACGCTGGGTGGTCAGGAAACCGACCTGATCAGTACGGGCATACAGCTCGTTCAGACGGCGGAAGGTGCGGTTCTGGCGGTCAGCCACCCAGTAGTAGCTGTAATCGCCAAAGGCCATGACCTTGCTGCCACCCTTGATCTCCGGCATGAAGGCGGAAGTCTTCAGAGGACGGTTCAGCAGGGTATCCGGCTTGCCGATCTCCAGACCCGGCTTCCAGATATAGTTGCCGTTGTTGTCCTTGATGGTCATCAGCTGCAGCACCAGGGCTTCGTTGCAGAGGAACTGTGCCTTCTTGCGGTACGGAGCCTTCAGTGCATAGTAGAGCTTGAAGATCTCATCAAAAGAGACAGCCTCCTTCTGGGCAGCGGTCACACCGACCTTGGCACCACCAGTTTCCGCCAGCAGACCCAGAGGCTTGCCCACACCGTCACCGGTGATAAAGGCACGCTCCTCTGCGTTGCCCATACGCACACCGAAACGGCGGGCAATATAGGTGGCAAGATCGAAAGCAGAATCATTGAGCAGCTCATTGGAGATCTTGATCATAGTGCCCAGCTTGTACGCAGACAGCATGGTCTGGCCGAAAGTGGTATCGCTCTCCGGGATCTCCTCGCCCTCATCGATCCAGCTGGCTTCACCGGTATCCTCTGCGATAGGGATCTTACGGGTGCCGGAGCTGGTGCGGATGACGGTTGCCAGGCCACGGAAGATGTTGTTCTCCTCCAGTGCCTCCACCAGCTTCTTCTCGAACTCATCGGGAACGGTAAAGCCGCCCTCGGTGTCCTCACCTACAGACAGGGCATTGCGGACTTCTCCGTAATGGCCACGGTTGCGGATCATGTTCCAGAAGTTTTCGGCATACTCGGCAGTGGCGGTCGGCTTGACATCCTTCTTGGCACCGTTCTTCGGGTCCGCGTGGACTGGACTGGAAGTCGGTGCGGACAGCTGTGCCTCGATCTGTGCCTGCTGCTCCAGACGCTCGATCTCTGCACCCAGGTCCTTGACCTCCTGTGCCATCTTGTTGTACTGCTCCACGGCCTCAGCCTTTACCAGACCGTTCTCGCCGCGGTTCTTCTCCAGAAAGTCCTTGGTCTGCTCCCAGAGAGTGTTGCGCTTGGTGCGCAGTTCCAGAATCTTACTCATAGTGTTTGTCCTCCATAGATTGATTTGTGGTGATATGAAAAACAGCCTGAATGCACATCACTTCATGCACTCAAGCTGTTTCATCAGGATATTGTAGGGGATGCTGCCATCCTCGGTCTTGCCGTCCATGTCAAGAACAGGCCCCGGATTGGCAGGCGGTTCTGCCGGAGGGGTCGGCTCTGCGGACGGTTTCGGGTCAGCAGGCGGTTCCTTCGGCTCAGTGTGTTTCTGGCCCACATCTTCCGGCTTCACACCCAGACGGTTCAGGACGATTAGATCCATCTGACGACTGGAGAAAAGGTGCCCTGCCGTATCCTTCTGGAACGGCTTCTTTTCTTCGCCCTCGCCCGGTTCACTGTCAGGGTCTTCTTCCGGATTCTCCGGGTCTGCCGGGTCACTGTCCGGCTCCTCCTCTTTCTTTGCAAAGAGGATCTCGTCTGCGAAGCCCAGCTCCACAGCCTTCTTCGCATTCATCCAGGTCTCATTGCTCATGAGGTTGGCAATACGAGCGTGGCTGAGTCCGCTCTTTGCAGCATAGGCATTGATGATGCTCTCCTTGACTTCGGTCAGCACCTCAATGGCTTTCTCCATGTCCTTGGTGTTGCCCATCGCAACCGTGCTGGGGTCATGGATCATCAGCATGGCAACAGGACTCATCTGAACAGTATCACCGGCCATTGCCACAACAGATGCAGCAGATGCCGCAATTGCATCGATCTTGACCGTGATGCTGCCCTTGTAGTCCTTAAGCATGGTATAGATCTCGGCAGCGGCGAACACATTTCCGCCCGGACTGTTGATCCAGACGGTCACATCCCCCTCGCCGGATTCCAGCTCATCCCGAAACATCTGCGGCGTGATCTCATCACCCCAGAATGATTCCTCATCGATGGGACCTTCCAGCCGGAGGATTCTGGTATCGTCACTGTTTTTGATCCAGTTCCAGAATTTCTTCATCGGGTTCTCCTTCTTTCATTCTTTCGTGGCTTACTCTCACTCAGCCGATTTTCGCTGTCAGGTTCTTCTTCCGGGTCTTGTTCCTCTGGCTGTGTCTGTTTCGGCTGTTTCTGCTGGACCGCGGCAGCTTTATTCTGCTGCGCCACCCCCGCATCTTTCAGCTTCACATAGCCGCCGTTCAGGTAGTAGTCATCTCCGCCCTCCTCTGCCGGGATGAGATCCATGTTCTCCAGACGATGCACATCATTCGGAGAGAGGAAACCGTTGCTGATGCCGGTCGCATAACCGTTCATCCGGCTCTGGTAATCGCCACGGAGCAGCCCATCCACATTGAATTTCGGGAAGTAGGTATCCTGCTCCTCCTCCAACAGCAGATCCTTGATGATGCCCTGCTCGATGCGGACAAGCCACGGAGTCAGGGAGTGCATCACGAAGTTCAGCGACTGGTATTCAATGTTGGAGAATGTGGCTCTGGACAGATCGGCTACCAGATGCGGAGGCACACGGAAGATGCGGCAGATCTCCGTCACGGAAAACTGCTTCGTTTCCAAAAACTGGCTGTCTTCCGGCGGCAGGGAAATCGGTTTGTAGGCCATGCCCTCTTCCAGCACTGCCACACGATGGGCGTTCGCTGCGCCACCATAAGCCGCTTCCCAGCTATCCCGGATACGGTTCGGGTCTTTCACAACGCCGGGATGTTCCAGCACACCACTGGGCTGTGCGCCGTTCTTGAAGAAAGAAGAACCGTACTTATCCACCGCAATGGAAGTACCGAGGCTGTTCTTCATCATGGCGATCGGTGAGAAACCGATCAGACCATTAAACCCAAGCCCCGGCACATGGAAGATCTCGTCCCGGCGAAAGTAGAGGTCTTTATTCTGCTCTCCCGGAACTTCATCCGTGTAGGCGTGGTAGATATAGTAAAGCTCGCCACTCTCATCTCGGTCGACTTCGACATTTTCCGGTAAAAGCGGATACAGACCCAGTACCGTATTCCTGCCATCCCGGACGATCTGTGCGTAGGCGTTGCCCCAGAGGAGCAGGTGGGTCATCAGTGTTTCCCAGAAGACAAAGGATGTCATCTCCGGGTTGGGCTGGCGATACAGAATCTTATACAGCGGATGATCCCTCGCCTTTTCCTTGTTGCCGTTATCGTCTGTCATCCGGTACAGATGCAGCGGCAGTGCCGCAATGGACTCTGCCAGCAGACGGACACAGGCATACACAGTCGGGATCTGCATGGCGGCTTTCTCATCCACCTGCTCCCCGGCATTGGAGCGACCAAACACAAAGGTCTGCCCGGAATCGCGGACGTTATCCGTGACCTTCGGCAGACCTTCTTTTGGCTGTTCTGTTTTGGGAGAATCCCTTGGGTTCTCAAACCCCATCCATTCCCAGAATCCCATTAAGCCTTATCCCCCTTTTCCAGTTCCGGCAGACCGGCAAGGCTGGTACCGAGGGACGCAACACCTGCCACGATCACTGCACTGCCGACCGCCATCCAGTCCACCGTGCCGCCGGGCATCTGTGTCACAACCAGGGCCGCGCCGGTCTGGAACATTGTCTTTGCAGCACGGATGCCGGCTGCCTTCCACCATTCTGCACTCATCAGATACTTCATTGTGTTTTCCTCCAAATCTTCATATCAAAAAACGATCATGTCACGTTCGTCATAGACGCTTCCCTGCTGCTGTCCTTCGTTTCGGATACAGCGGTCCAGTGCCATGATCGCAGCGACGATACCATCGATCTTCTCCGGCGATTTTGCCTTTGTCGGCTTGATATTGCCTGCCGGGTCGGTATCCACGACCACATTCCCCGCCATCCATGCCATGACCGGGTTGCCGCCGTGGGTAATACGCCCTTCCATCAGGAGCTTGTAGAACTCTTTGGTAGGCGGGCTCATATCTTTAAAGCCCTGACCGAAAGGCACGACCGTAAATCCCATCCCCTCAAGGTTCTGGGTCATCTGCACCGCACCCCATCGGTCAAAGGCAATCTCCAGAATGTGATAGGTCTTGCCCAGCTCCTCAATGACTTTTTCGATAAATCCGTAGTGGATGACATTGCCTTCTGTCGCCATCAGGTAGCCCTGCTGATACCAGACATCATACGGAACGGATGCCCTGCGCACCCGCTGGGGGATCGTATCCTCCGGTATCCAGAAAAACGGAAGCATGATGTACTTCTCCTCTGGAACTCTGGGCGGGAACATCAGCACAAAAGCCGTGATGTCTCCAGTGCTGGACAAGTCCAGTCCTCCATAACAGTCACGGCCTTTTAAGTGCTTCCATATCGATTGGCTGATTGCCGAGGTCATAGATGTGTTCCGGGATAAACCGGGTCAGCGAGGACACCCACATGTTCAGACGAAGCTGCTTGAACACATTCTCCTCTGCCGGGTTATCCAGTGCTTCCTGATATGCATCCCGGACACGCTGGATCTGAATGGTCTGCCCCAATGAGGGATTTGCCTTATACCAGTTGGCTTCATCATGCCAGTCATCCTCATCTGTCAGTCCATAGACCACAGGATAAAAGGTGTGGTCGATCTTACGTCCAGCCAGCAGGTCAAGGGCTTTCATGTGGAGCTCGTAGCAGATGCTCTCCTTATCCGTACCGGCCGTGGTGATCAGGAAGAACAACGGCTGCTCACGGGCATCACCGGAACCTTTGGTAAGGACATCGTAGAGTTTTCGGTTTGGCTGGGCATGAACCTCATCCAGCACCAGACCTGACACGTTCAGACCGTGCTTCGTACCAACTTCGGCAGACAGAACCTGATAAAATCCTGCGTTCCCGTAGTTCACGATGCGCTTGGTGGCTGCCATGATCTTGCACCGTTTCAAAAGTGCCGGGGTCATCTGCACCATCTGGTGGGCAACATCAAAAACAATGGATGCCTGCTGGCGGTCAGCCGCCGCACCATAGACTTCGGCAGATGGCTCATTATCGGCAAAAAGCAGATACAAGGCCACCGCAGCGGCAAGTTCGGACTTGCCGTTCTTCTTACCTATTTCGACATAAGCCGTGCGAAACTGACGGTTTCCCTTTTCATCCACGATGCCGAACACATCCCGGATGATCTGCTCCTGCCAAGGAAGCAGCCAGAACCGCTTGCCCGCCCACTTGCCTTTGGTATGACGCAGGTTTTCGATAAAAGTCACTGCCCGGTCTGCTTTTGCGGCATCGTAATGGCAGGTCGGAAGCATGAACCGGCTGGGTTTGTAGTCCTTCAGTTTCGGATAGTTTTGGGGTCTGCACTCTGCCATCAGCTTCCACCTCCTCCCAGCAGATTCTCCATCTCATCAGCTGCATCCGCAGGACCGCCGTCCGAAGCAATGATCCGGCTTCGGGAGGACGGGGTCAGACCGAACTGCTCTGCAAACTTGTTCATGATCTTCAGATAGGTCTGGGCGATGGAAACCTGCGGCACCTGCTGCCAGTACCCAGATGGGGTCTTGACAATGGTGCCGTGCTGGGTGATAAATTCCTCAGCCTCTTTCCATCGGGCATACGCCTGACAGTAACCAGCGAAAGCAGCCATATCCACTTCGGTCAGGATGCCGATGGCTTCCATCTGTTTGGCAAGTCTACGCCACTCTTTCTTTGCTTCCGGCTCCAGCCACTTCGGACAGGCCGGTGCTTTCTTATTGGGCTTCGGTTCGCTGGTGTTCAGCGGATGCTTGCCCGGATTACCTTCCAGTTCCTTCATGGCGGTCGGCTTTGGTTTTCTGCCTCTGGTAGCCATTGGCATCTCCTCCTTTCTGCAAAAATGGGTAAAGAAAAAGGACCTCCAAAGAAGTCCTCGAAATATCATTTTCCTAAACAGGAAACTTTTCTGTATAACTAACAAATTGTTTCCTATTTCGGCAACTTTATATAAAACACATCGGATACGAGGCACAGCCCCTTTTCGGGTCGTGTACCTTTTGGGTGTTGTTAGGCGTTGGGGTTAGCTTCCTTCCAAGCCGCGTATTCATCGACTAGCTCTGCTTCTTCGATGACCTGCCAAACGCTGCAGAATCGAATCCTCTGCTTTTCGATTTCCTCTGCCGTCCAGTCTTCCGGTTTGCGGCTCATGTCGTGGTAGGCATCCATCTCCGCTTTCGTCCGGAAGAAAAGGATCTGCTTCAGCTTCAGCGTTTCCTCATTGTTCCGCAGGCTGTACCGCTTATCCTCTGCCGCCCTACAAAGGCTTCCGAGGTCGCTGCAGCTGATGGTCATATCCTGCTTGAAGGCAATCTCGACGCTGATCAGTTTCTTCTCGGTGTCGGCTTCCTGAATGTTCTTAAGGTAGGTTTTTGCTTTGTTCGTCATGGTCTGTATCCTCCGTGTGTTTTGTTTTCCGTAGGGCTTTCCCCTTCGTTGTGACTGTATATTACCGTCACCGTCCGCATATAGCAAGCGGCTATGCTGCACGATCATACACACCTCTTTTTGTCGGATTTATGTGTATTTCCACACGGAAAATCCACGAGCAAAAGCCTCCGCATGGGAGGCTCTGCCCTCAATCTTTAGTGTGCGTTTTTGATGCACCACTCGATTGCCTGTCCTGCGTCCGTGTAGGTTTTATCGGAAACCTTCAGAAGTTCCAGTCGGCATTCGATGGGTGACCAGCCTTCCTCTGGGTCTTCGACAAATCCGTAAACTGCACCCTCCAGCATCCCGTTCCAGTTCATCTTGGCAACCAGAACTCGGTCTTTGTACTGCATGATGGCATCGTAGCAAGGTCTCAAGGTTTCGTAGAAGCTCTCGATGCTAATGTTGTTTTCCGGGAAGTCAATCAAATGCTTTTTCATGGTAAATTCCTCCGTGTTTTCGTTTTTCCCTTGGGGCTTTCCCCTTTCGGTATGTGCATATTACCGTCAGGTGCAAAGGATAGCAAGCGGCTAAACTACACAATCTTCTGCCCGAAATACCAAGCAGAATGTACATCACTCTTCGTCCTGCTCCATGAGTTCCACAATGGTATCGTAGAAGAACTGCGGGTCATATGCCAGCGGTTCCCGTCCGGCTTCCTTATCCATCCTGATCTGGTCTTCCACCATATCCTCGGCATCCTCCAACGTGAAGGCATCCTTATCGCTGTCATCCATGTGGTTGTAGATTTCCACGATGGTATCCATCATCCGTTCTTCCATGTGCTTCTCCTCCCTGGCGCATCCACGCCGCCACATCTGCCCCTGTCTGGGGCGTTGTCGGTTCACTCGAATTGTTTTGCCACCCGTGGCACAAGCCCCTGTGTAGGGCTGTGTCGGGGGCTGTCGGTTTATCTGGTCATCCGTCCCAGCAGGTAGGCTTCTTCCATTGCTTTCTGGATGCCCCAGACAGGAACCTCAATGAAGTCCTCGCTGTCATTGTCGCGGGCTTCCAGGTCGCCCCGGCTGTCTACCGCGACCATCAGGCGCTTGGCGATCTCCAGCAGGGCTTTTTCCTCTTCCTTGGTGATGTTCTTCTTCATGGTAGTTTCCTCCGTTTTTCTTGGTTTTCCCTTTCGGTATGTGCATATTACCGTCTATGTCACACACTATCAAGCGGCTATACTACACAAAGATAGCCGCCCGGAACTGTGCGTATTACGGCAGAAGAAAAGGGCCGCCGTTTCCGGCAAGCCCCGTGTGTTTCTCTGGCTTAGTAGTCTTCTTCGCCCCAGTCATCTTCCTCTTCATCACAGCTGTCATCCTGGTCTTCTTCCTCATCTTTGAAGTCCCACATATCTTCGGTCGGCTGGTTTCTAAGGTCTGGGTTCTGCTCGACATAGTCGGCAACCGCTCCGCAAAGGATGTCCAGAACCTTTTCGTAGGCTTCCTCGCTGTAGACTGCCCAGGCATCTGCAGTCAATTTTGCGATTTTGTCGTTGCCCTTGGCTCCAAGGAAACGCCCTGCAGGGTTGCAGGTTTCCTTGCCGTAGCCGATGCCCAGCTGGTCGCCGTCGTTGTAAAAGCGGTATCCGATGCGGCTCATTGCCCTTACCAGCTCCCCTGCGAGACTGTCTGCCTTGCCCGTCTCCGGTACCAGTTCCTTGAAAAGTTTATTGATGCGGTCTTCGTTCTTCGTCATTGTCGTATCCTCCGTTTTTGTCGTTTTCCCCTTTCGGTGACTGTATATTACCGTCACCTCGGAGCACTATCAAGCGGCTAAACCACACGATCATTTGGCCCTGTAATTGTCACATTTATGTGCTTTTTATGCCATCTTTCGGAAGACAGACACGGGCAAAAGGCTGGTCATTTCCAGCCCCTTGCGCCTGTCGGTCTTACCTTTAGCGGATGATTTCGAGGTAGCTTATGTTGCCCCAGCAGTCCGTTCCCTTGAAGCAGATGTGCTTTTCGTTCTCCCTGTCGAGGGTGAATTTCCGCAGGAGCTTCATCCTCTGGATGCGGTTTAGAAGATCCTTGCCGTTCTTCGCATCCTCAACAGCATCCCTGATCTCGACCACCGTGCTGTCGCTTCCGTACCAGAGGTTGCTGAGTGCCTCCGGGATTCCGTTTGCAAGGTAAAGGCTGATTTTTGTGTAAGTCATGTTTTTGTTCTCCTCTCAGAATGTCATCGTTTCCAGAATCTCATCCATGCCTGTCTCCCAGTCATGGCGGCTAAGTTCGATTTTTCTGTACATCTCTGCGCTGTCCGGCTCATCGAAAAGCCGGAAGCATTCTCTTGCCAGCTCCTCGCTGGTGTGCTGCTGGATTTCATCCGGCTGTCCATCCAGCCGTGTAAAGGTGATCTCGTAAGTGTAGCGTTCCATGTTCTTTTCCCCTTTCGTTTTGGTAGCTGTATATTACCGTCACTGCCGGATACTATCAAGCGGCTAAAGTACACGATCATCTGCACCCTGATCTGGTGGATTTATGTGTTTATCTGGGGAGGTTTCCCTCCCCTTTTTCTTAGCTGAACATCTCTGCCGTGTCATCGTCGATCCAAAGGTGCATGCCATCTGCTTCCATGATCGCGTGGTCTTCATGAACCTCGGTGATGATTCCTTCCCGGCTTCCGCTTCCATCGAATTCGTTCCAGTGCCATGTTGTCTTTCTTCCCTTTTTCCATGTTCTCCAATCAGCCATCCTGCTGTCCTCCTTTGCTTTTTGTAGCTGTATATTACCGTCACCGCCCTGTGATAGCAAGGCCATAAAACGTCATATTATCAACGATCTTCGCCCCTCATGTTTGGTACATATATGACCCCTGATTGACTTGCTATATATGTGTTTCTGCGGCATTATACACACAACGAAAACAAAGAAAACCAAACCAAAACGGAGGACAAAAAACCATGAAAAAGACCATTACAGAAGTTGAAACCGCAATCGAAAACCGCATCACAGAGCTTGAAGAAGAATACGAGCTGGACATTTACGACCGCAACGACATCCGGGAAGAAGAATACCAGAAAGCCGGATGGCGGCACGACCCTTTCCCAGAGGAGCTTGAGGAAGAGGACGAAGAAGAGGAAGAGGATTGGCACTACCACAGCATGGAGGAGCGACTGAACGAGGTCGGCATGAGCATGAGGGATTTCTTCTAAGGAATCCCCCAGAGGCTGGGGCTCTGCCTCGTATCTCCTATTTTGGTTTGGTATGATACACAAAACCGCTGCCAGATGTTTGTGTACATTATGGCGGCGGTTCTTCTTGCTATCGTTGCTTTATAGAGGTAACATACAGTAAACTGGAAGGGGGTTCTCATTCTTTTGAGGCTCCCATTTTCCGTCTAATCGGCTTCGCCCTGCATTGCCTGATGCATCACCCTGCGGTTATACGCTCTGGCTTTCTTTTTCAGGTCCCTTTTCCATCTGCGGATGGTTACTGCCCTGCAGTGATTTCTCGACCATTCGTATTCATCCAGAATGTATCTGCCGCCGTGTTCCCTCTCGCCATAAGCCGGCATCTTTCTGTGTCCCATAGGCTCCTCCTGTTAAACAAAGCCCTCCCGGTCTTTTCTGGCCGAGAGGGTATTTTTCTGATTGTAGTATCTTATTCCGGCTTCGTTCCGTCATCCATCTGGATGACTGCCCTCTGCCCGAACATGCTGACGAATGCCTCCGGCACCCAGAATCGTTCCCTGAATTTCCGGATGAGGTCCTGGGGCAGCTCTGCGAAATCTTCCTCTCCCAGTCCGCAGATGAAGAAGTTTCCCTTGATGGGCTGCTCCAGCTCCGGGATGTATCTGCTGAATGGCTTCTCGGTGAACAGCCCGTTGTCATCGGTGACCAGGGCGGCGCGTTCTTCCCACGGGTATGTGGCTGTGATGCAGTCGCAGTCGAGGATGCGATAGAACTCTTTCAGGGAGTTTTCAATGTCCACCACCTGCGGATGCTCCATCGGCTTGATCAGAAGGACTTTCATTCGACCCAGCCCCCTTTCACGATCGCCCAGTCTGCAAGATGCATCTTCTGCTGTCCGCCCCATGCAATGTCCTCTAACGCTTCCTCAGTTCCGCAGCGGTTGCAGATCTGAATGTCCGCCCTTCGGCTGAGTGCCTGCTGCTGATGGTCGTAGCAGTCAGGCTTTGCGCCGCACCTGGGGCAACGTGGGCCGATCTGTCGCGTTTTTCCAAGCCGGTCGAGCGACACCTTGACCTCGGCATCCGTTGCCACACGGTGGCAACTGTCCGCGCCGTAGGAAATGTTCAGATGGCTTCCGGTGTCCCAGCTCACTAAGATGTTTCCGGCATCATCAACCCCGTTGCAGGTTCCCTGCGTTCCGATGGGCGGTGCCTGCCTGTCATCCATCTCATCGAGGACGATCCGGCATCCGACTGGGAACTCTTTTCTCAACTTCTTGACCATTTTCTGATCCGCGAAGTTCATGCCTGCACCTCCTCGATCATCTTCTGGGCGGCATCTTTGTTCATGCACTCCTTCAGCGCACCCTCAAGGATGTGCATCGGAAAGTGGAATGCCTTGTAGCCATCATGCAGGACTTTGTAGTAATACCGGCTCGGTGCGCGGTGTCCGAAGTCGTTTTCCATGATGTAGACCATTGCGGTCACCATCTCCGGCTCTGCCCCTTCCCGAAACAGTTCGATGTTCAGGTCTTCCTTGCGGTAGTAGTTCGGGTAGCCCTCATAGAGGTCGAGGTTCTCTTCGTCCCTTTCCGAGATCTCCCACACCAGAACCGGCGTGTTCTTCTTCGGGTTTGGTGCGATGGTGGCGCAGCCGCGGAACAAAAGCTCCCAGCCTGCCAGCACCGCCTGTCCTGCAATTTTTGCATCCGGGCATCGGTCTGCCATCTGCTCCACCGACAGGTTGCTGCCGTAGGCGATGTAATATTTCTTGTTCTTCATTTGAATCTCTCCCTTCGGTTTTATCCGCTCTTGTCTGGCGGTATTGTATATATCACTCTTTTGCCCTGATTTATCAAGGCCGATGCGCATCATATACTGCACAATGTTTTTTGCTTTTGATCGTGTACTCTTACATCATCTGCCGCTTCTTCAGATACCGGACGGCTTCCGTCCTTCCGATACTGGCTGCCAGTCCACGCTTCAGTGTGTCCAGCGGAAATTCCCAGTCGCTGTATCCGCCGTGCAGCAGTTCAAAATACTCGGCATCCGGGCAGCCAAGCCGCCGGTCCTCGTGCATCACATAAGCGATGCAGGGCTTTGCCTTCTTCATGCGGTTCCCGTTCAGATTCCAGACCGGAAGCTGGAACTGCTTCTTGTAGTAGTATCGTGGGCAGCCCTCGTACCGGTCCAGCAGGAGCTCATCGTATTCCGAGAGCTTCCAGACCACTGCCGGTACGCTTTCATTGGCATCCTGCTCGATGGTGGCATAGCAGCCGGTCTTACTATTTTTGAACAGGAGCCGGTAGCCCTTGATCTCGGTCGTGCCGACCACCACAGCGTAAGGACATCTCTTTCCCATCCGCTCCATGTCGAGGTTGCTTCCGTAGGCAAGGTAATATCTGGATGGGACTCGGCTGATCAGTTCAAGCATCTGCCTCACCGTCCTCCCTGCCAGTGAATTCCACGCCCTGGAAATCCTCTGTCCCAAGCTCGATCTGGCTGTCCTGCCACCAGTCCTCTGCCACTCGCTGTGCTTCCTCCACGGTCGGCTCTTTCATCTCGGATTCATAAATGGTCACCGTTCTCTGGTAGGTCTCGGTGATGGTCACCTTAAAGGTTCTGCCACCCGGTGTGTTTTCATTTTTTAACGTGCTTTTCATAGACCTGCACCTCCTTCTACCACCTCAAGGGCGGTTGCCCGCCCAAAAGGTGCCCGTGCATCCCGGCTTATTTGTTCCGCCAGGATGCGTTGCCCTCCATGTTCCGCAGAAGGATCTCCCTTGCCGTTGCAAATTCATCCCCGATGAATCCCAGCCTCAGCATCCAGCACCGCATCGCGTACTTTTCATTGTCGGTCTGCTGGGGCTTCGGACTTGCCGTTCTGACCATCTTGGCAAGCTGGCTCATTGCGAGGCAAAGCTGGATGTAGGCTTTCATTTCTCCGGCGTGCAGTCCGTTGCGCTTTCCGTCCGCTGGGTCTGCAAATTGGAAAAGGCGGAATTCAATGGTTCCTTTTGTAAAGGTGGCATGGAGGTTCAGCATATGGTACCGGCTTGAATTGTAGTGAGCATTTCGGTTTTCCCAGCTGGAACCGTTGCCTTCGTACCAGATGTTTTCCAGCTTGTGCATGGTGGTCGGCTTCTCTCGGTTCAGCCGGTCGAGGAAGCGATGGTTGACCACCTGGCAATATTGTCCGGTGCGCCCTGCATCGATCCGGATGGCTCTGCCGATCTGCTGTTCGTGCGCCGCCATGATGTTCACAAGGTTGCGGATGGTCTTTGCGGTGTGGTCGCCTTTGCCGATGTGGATGTGGACCCCGCATCCGCGGCTTGGGCCGCTCTTTGCGCCTGCCTTGCGGAGCAGCCGGATGATTTCCTGCAGGGGTTTCGATGTCGTCGTAGGTGAGGATCGGGGTGACCAGTTCGCATTTTTCTGCGTCCGGTCCGTAGATGCTCACATCCCTCTGGAATTTCCAAACCCTGCCCTGCTGGTCCTTGCAAGCCCAGCTGTAATATCCGTACTCGCTGGCGGCGTTCCATGCTCTGGTTCCGAAGTACTCGGCGACCTTTCTTGCCGCTTTTTCTCTTGTGATGTTGTTCATCTCGATCTCAACTCCGATGGTCTGGTTCTTCATAGCTTCAATCTGCTCTCTTGTTTTATCATTCATGGTATGTTCTCCTTTGTTTTTTCCTTGTTTTCCCTTTCGGTAAGTGCATATTACCGTCAGGTGCACATAATAGCAAGGCCATAAAAGAACATATATTCGACAAATATGAGGTGGAATGATCGTGTACATTTCTGCGGTTTATCTGCTTGATAATGTACATTTTCAGAGTTAATATCGGTACAATGGAAGAGGGTCTCGCATATTTTCCGGCCCCCATTGGGGGCTTGGGAGCTTACGCTCCCGCCTCCAGCATCTGCGCCGTGTCTGCCCCACAGCCGGGCTGTGTCGGCTCGGCATCTGCTGATGCGATTGTTTCCCCAGCGGAGGCACTGCCCTCCTGTGCTGCCTGTTTCGCGGCTTTCAGGGCATCCCGCTTTGCCTTTTCCCTTGCAAGGAACTTCTGTGCTTCCTCATCCGTGCGGAAAGCCGCATGGCCGGAAAGGTTCTCCATCAAAATCTTTCTGGTCTGCTTGAAGTCCGGGCCATTCATGCCAAGGCGCAGAAGCCAAGTTCGCAAAGCGTATTTCTCATTGGAATCGTTCACCTCTTTTGCCTGAATCCGCTTCTGGCTGATAGCCTGCTGGTTCATCAGAATCGCAAGGTGTCCGAATGCAGTCAGGTGGTCATAATCCGGTGCCATCGGGAAACCTGTAAAGGTAACTTTCTCATCTGTGATCGTCAAGCCTTCCAGGGAAGCACCATGCTGTTCTTCATACTCTTTGAGCGCATGAATGAAATTTGCTACCGCATAAGTGCAACTGTCATCTTTCAAGGCATCCACCAGCCCCTTATCGGCAAGGAAAATGCCGTCCGTTGCCTTGCTGACGAGTTCCCCTCTGCTGTAGATCAGATTGACCAGGTTGCGAAGCGATACGCCGTTATGCTGGCTGATCGGAAAAGAAAAATCCGCATCCAGAGGGATTGCTTCCTCTGCCACAGGCTGTTCCTCACCTTCTTCCGATGGGATTTGCTCTGCACTCTCCATTTCGGATTCCCCATCTTCCTCGGCTTCTTCTGAATCCCCTTCACAGGTCTCCTGCTCATTTGGATGTACTGCCGGGATCATCTGGACACCCTCGGCAAGGTCTACCGCAGGCTGTTCGTCTGCAGTTTCCTGCAAAGTCTCTGCATCCACATCCTCGCCGCCACGGATCAGGCCTTCATTCATCAGCGTAGTCAGCAATTCCAGATCTGCATTTTCCGCCTCCACCAGCAGGTTGCCATCCCGGTCAATGGTGTAATTTCCGATGTCATACGCATACCGAGGGGCCTTGGTGTAGTAAGGATGAATGCCTGTCAGCTCCTCCATCCGCTTTGCCAGTGTTTTGCGCTCCTCTACATTTAGTTCAAACTTCAACATGATTCATCGCTCCTTTTTCATTATTTTGTTTTTGTGCATCCCGATGTTTTTTTCGGTAGCACATATATCACTCTGAACCGGGCAAATAGCAAGTCCATTTCCGAATAATCTTTATGTTCGACCCTTTACACAATGAGATGCTAACTCATTTGTGTAAATAGGCCCGATATGTAAGCCCGCCATATCACTTGGTAGCCTTTCTACCTTGTAATATAGCGGGCCATTTTATTCTTCCAGACCTGCGCACCATGCAATGCCGGCGAGAACAAAGTATACACACGGAAGTGCGACACCGTTGCCCCAGAGCTTATACTCTGCTGCATCCGAATACGGATCAGCCAGCCATTTTCGCAGCTGTTTCTCTGTCTTCTGCTTCTTAGCCTGTGTCACGATCCGTCTGTGAGTTTCAAACACATCTGCCCAGAAAGCGAGTTCTTCCTCAGTCGGATTTTCTGTTCCAAGGTCTCTGCACCACCAGTCCGGGAAGCCTTGCAGTCTGGCACACTCGGTTGGTGTCAGGCGGCGGACGGTATAGGTCACTGGCGTGGGCTGTACTTCTGGGTTGTCGATGACCAGACGGTCATTGAAAGCATCCTGCCCATTAAAGCCGCTGGGATGTGCCCCAGTCGCCACCGTTCCCATAACTCCCTCGTTCAGATGCGGTGCCGGTGCGATGGTGGTCGGGTCTTTGTAATCCCGTGCCATCAAAGTCGGTGCAACTTCTTTCTCCACCTGCATATAGGAACCAGTTGTCATGGCATACACACTTTCTGGTGCGCAGACTGCATGGCGGTCTGTCGCATCTAAGGTGAAGCAGACATCCTTATTGACACCATCCCCCTGCGGACCATTCTCATCCTTACGGCCGATCATGTTGCCCTGCAAGACGAAGGTCTGCTGCTTCATCCCTAGCTCTGCTGCAAGTGCTGCTGACTTCTCTCCCAGATCCCGGACTTCATCCCTCTGATTCTGTGTAAAAGCAACCGGCTCTACTACACAGATGCCGCCCTGGTTACAGGTCGGGTCTCCACCACTGCGGTCAAGAGTCCGGGATGTATCTGCTTCATAAAAACCGCTATGCGGATTATCGGACATCATGGAATGACTGGCTTTGGAGCAGACACCGTAGCATTTCGGAACGAACAGCGTCTGGTCGTTGTTGCAGCCGAGGGTGGCTGACTTTTCTTCCTGCCAGATGGCTCCCTTGCCGCCGCCCTCACATCCGGAGCGGATCTTCAATGTGACTGCCGGGGAGTTCTCAACATCTTTCACCGGGCTTTCCACCGACTTTTCAACACCATCCATGACCAGTGGAACATTGCCGCCACCCGTACCACACCGGCTGGTCAGGGTCTGCACCTTGCCATCCTCGGAAATCTTCACCCGGCTGTCTGCAGGATGGTTTTCCAAAGCAATAGCGGCAGGCACAACACCAGCCCGGAGAGTTGGTGACCGTTCCTCTTCATACCCGATGCTTCTTGCGTTGGCAGAGTGTTCCGTGCAGAAACCGGCTGCTTCCAGAACACACGGAGGATGGTGTGCTTCTGCTCGAAGCGTTGATGTCACTTCCTTTGTCACATCCATTCTCTCCCCACCCTGATCATTCAGGCAGATTCTTCCTGTGCCGCCTGCCTTTCCAGTGCTGCTTTCAACACAGGTGGCAGCTCTTTGCCACGCACGGAAGCTCTCCGCAGAATACCGAGACACGCCTTCGGACTCAAATAATACTTTTGGGGCACTCTGGTCTGCAAAATCTGCGACAAGGAAGATTCGTTTTCTACGCTGGGGCACGCCCCACCACTGTGCATCAAGGACTCGATACGCGACACTCCATCCGTCTCCCAAATAGTAGTCAGCATCCGGCCATCCCTTTTTCTCAGGCGCAGGCACCTGGGCGGACGGTTCTTTAACACCGATGACGGCTTCGAGGACTGCCTTGAAGTCCTGTCCTTTGTTTGAGGAGAAGGCCCCTGGCACATTCTCCCACACGATAAATCTTGGTTTTTCTCCATTGGTCTTACACCTCATTTCCTTCACGATTCGGATTGCTTCGTAAAACAGGCTGGACCGTGAACCATCCAGACCGTCCCGCTTACCGGCGATAGACATATCCTGACAGGGACTTCCAAAAGTAATGATGTCAACAGGCGGCAAGTCCGCACCGCTGATGGCAGACACATCACCATAGTGCCTCACCCACGGCAGGCGCTTGGTCGTGACTCGGATGGCAAAGGGCTCCACCTCGCTGCTCCACAGCGGAGTGATCTGCCCGGTCAAAAGTCCACCCAACGGGAAACCCCCGGAACCATCAAAGAGGCTGCCGAGTGTCAGCTGTTTATTCTCCATCGGCATCCTCGCTTTCCGGCTCGAAGGTTGCCACTTCCTCGAACTTCAGCTTCTGACCGTCGCGGATAACAAACACATCATCGTAGTGGCCTTCGCTGTGTTCGATGTACCGCTTCACGATAACATCCACGAACTTCGGGTCCAGCTCGATGCCCCGGCACACACGATCTGTTTCCTCACAGGCGATCAGTGTCGAGCCACTGCCGAGGAACGGATCAAGCACGATGCCGTTGGTCATAGTGGAATTGCGGATCGGATAGCTCATCAGACCGATGGGCTTCATGGTCGGATGGTCCTTGTTGGATTTCGGCCGGTCATACTCCCATATGGTCGTCTGCTTCCGGTCGGAATACCACTGGTGCTTCCCCTTCTGCTTCCAGCCGTAAAGACACGGTTCGTGCTGCCACTGGTAAGGACTGCGGCCCAGCACCAGCGCATTCTTCTTCCAGATACAGCACCCGGACAGGTAGAACCCGGCATCCTTGAATGCCTTTCTAAAGTTCAGCCCTTCCGTATCTGCATGGAAGATGTAGATGGAACCGTCGTCTGCCAGATGGCCGTGCATCTGCTGGAACGCTGCCAGAAGGAACTGGTAGAATTCCGAATCTCCCATGTTGTCATTCATGATCTTACCGGCAGTCTCTTCCACATCCACGTTATAAGGGGGATCGGAAAGGACCAGATTTGCCTTGGTTCCGTCCATCAGGGTGTCGTAGCATTCCGCTTTGGTAGAATCCCCGCACAGAACGATGTGCTTTCCCAGATGCCAGAGGTCACCCTCTTTGGAGAAGCATGGCTGCTTCAGCTCGGATTCCACATCGAAGTCATCTTCCTTGACCTCTTTGCTGTGGACCTTGTTGAACAGCGTCTCGATCTCAGGCGGGTCAAAGCCTGTCTTACCGAGGTCGAAGTTGGAATCTTCGATGTCCTTGAGCAGGTCAGCCAGCAGAGAATCATCCCATGCACCAGTGATCTTGTTGAGTGCAATGTTCAGGGCTTTCTCTCTGGTCTTGTCGATGTCCACCACCGCACAAGGCACTTCTGTGTATCCCAGTTCCATTGCAACAGTCAGTCTCTGATGGCCGCCGATGATCGTCATGTCGGCATTGACCACCAAAGGATCTGCGAAGCCGAACTCCGTGATGGAGTTCTTGATTTTCTCGTACTCTTTATCCCCCGGCTTCAACTTTTTCCGGGGATTGTATGCAGCCGGCTTGAGTACGGACACCGGCAGCATCTTTAGTTCAGCAGTCGCTTTCATGTAAGCCCTCCCGTTTTAGATTCACATGCGTATGACCCCGGAAAACGGCACGAAAAAGGAGCCGAACAAAAAGCCCGACTCCATTTCACTGCCATCTTCTTCTGGCTGCGGTTTCTCTGCCATCTCGCACCATTCCGGTTTTTCCCCGTTCACAGATGCCAGGACCTTATCTTCCGCATAGTCGATTGCATGTACACAAATACCCCCGGTGTTGAACAACGGGTACACACCGATCACCTTTTCACTCATGCTCCTTCGCCTCCTTCAGTCCATATCGAAATTCAAAATAACAATTTCTGCTGCAGAACATCCGCTGACTCCTGCTTTCGCAGATTGCCGTAAACGGACGGCCACAGTTCTGACAGAATGCTACCCTGCCAGCCTTTTCCCGTTTATAATTCCTTCGTTCATATTCAGCATAGCACTCATCCGAACAATATTTTCTCGGCGCACCTCTTCCACTCTGCCCGATGATTCTTCCACAGACTGGACATCTGCGTTCTTTCACTCTGCCCGGCGGCACCAGATGGCAGCTTCCTATTTCCGGCAATCCCAGTTCTCGGCAGTAATCCATCACCTGTTCCACAGGCATTCCCGTCTGCTCTGCGATCTGAGAAAGTTTCGTTCCAGAAAGCCGCAGCGTCCTCACCTGCTCCCTGGCAGCATCAAACGCCGTTCCTTCAAAAACACAATCCATACGGATGCCATTTCTTCTGACATCCCGTTCAATACTCAACGGCTGCATCTTTTGCCTCCTTTCCTCTGCCCCGGTTAGCACAAGCCCGGCTGCAATATTTTCGTTCCAACCCGTACTGATGCCGGTAGGAAAACTCCCTGCCGCACACCGGGCAGATCTTCGACCGCACGGTCTTCCAGTTCTCCGGCTTCGGGTGGGTGTTGTTCCACCGTGACCGGCATTCCGGTGAGCAGAACTTTCTCGGTCTGCCTTTATGATTCGGTACAATGGCTGTACCGCACTGAGGACAGAAGGAAAACGCCATGTCCCTTATCATCTCAGCCGTGTAATCTTCCATCTGCCCTCACCCCACTCTCATTTTTCGCCGTTTCTTCGGCGGTTTCTTAGAAAAATCTCATAATTCATACGAAAAGCGGCGAAGTGGAAATCGGCACCGCCCCGCCAGGTTGGATCGTTGTTGCGACGTCCGATTCCCGCTCGCCCTCGCTCCTCCCGGAACAAGCTAAAATGTGCGAAAGCTCCCTGTTTACGAGAGGTTTCACACACTTTGGTTCATTTCGGGGAAAAAGAATGGCACCGGAACCGAAGCTCCGATGCCTGTACATTTCTCCTGTTTCATTTTGCGCCGTTATTCCTCTGACCCCCGGCCTATGAATTTTGCGGTTTTTCACGCAAAAGGGGCCACCGGTCTCCGTGTGACTTCACCGCAGAGAAGTGACCCCGGCCCCGGCGGGGTGTCAGTATGGTGTAGGTCGGGTTGATGTCTTCGGTCAGCGTCTTCTTATCGTGACAGCTTTTGCAGAGAGACTGCCAGTTGTTCTGGTCCCAGAAAAGTTTCTGGTCACCACGGTGTGGAATGATGTGGTCCACCACCGTTGCCCGGACGTACTTGCCCTGCTTGGCGCACTGCACACAAAGCGGATGTGCTTCCAGATACGACTTTCTGGCTTTCTGCCAACGTCTGTTGTATCCACGCTTCGCCGCCGGGCGGGTGGCTTCCGGGTGGAGAGGCAGGTGCTTCTCACAGTAGAGCCGGCCGGCCTCCACCAGCTCCGGGCAACCGGGGTGATGACACGGTGTCTTCGGTCTGTACGGCATAGGTTATTCCTCCCACGGCAGACCAGCCTTACCGAAGTGACCGTAGGCACTGACCTTGTTGTAGTCCATGTCCAGCAGACCCAGACGCTGGATGATACCCTGCGGAGTCAGATCGTAGCTGTCCTGGATGTAGGCTTGGATGAAGTCCAGTGCTTCATGCTCCGTGCCGAAGCACTCCACCGACACACCCACCGGCTGTACTACGCCGATGGCGTAAGCCAGCTGGACTTCGCACCTGTCAGCGTAGCCGGCCTGCACGATGTCCTTGGCAATCTTCCTCGCCATGTATGCAGCAGAGCGGTCTACCTTGGTGGGGTCTTTCCCGCTCAGAGCACCTCCGCCGATGCGACCGATGCCGCCGTAGGTATCACACGCCAGCTTCCTGCCGGTTACACCGCAGTCGGCAAAACTGCCGCCCAGAACGAAACGACCGGTCGGATTGACGAGCTTCTGGAAGTCACCGTCCAGACCATACTCGCAGGCGGCAAGGATCATCATGGATTCGATGATGTGCCGGAAATCGCTGACCTCCACATCCGGGCTGTGCTGCACGGAGCAGAGGAACGTGGTGATGCGGCCGGTATCGTAATCGTAGCTGACCTGCGCCTTGGCATCTGCACGGAACATCCTACTGGGATGGGCTTTCAGCAGTTGCAGGAACTTTGTGGCGACCATATAGGGAATCGGCATCTGCTCCGCTGTTTCGTTGGTGGCGTAACCATACATGATGCCCTGGTCACCGGCACCGCCCTTGTCCACGCCAAGTGCAATATCCGGCGACTGCTTGTCCACCAGAATGCCGATGCGGAGCAGCTCCCTCATGTCAAAGCCCAGCTTCTCGGCGCCGATGCGGGTAAGCACATCGTGGACGATCTGGTGGTAGTTCGGCTGGTAGTCGGTCGTGACCTCGCCGGCAATAAAGAGTTGGTTCTTCTTCAGCAGACACTCGATTGCCACACGGGCGTTCTTGTCATGCTGAAGGATGTCGGTCACAATGGCATCCGCAATCTGGTCACAAATCTTGTCGGGATGACCATCACTGACCTGCTCACAGGTAATAATCTTACTCATGTTCTTTGTCCTCCGTCTTTCATGTATCACAAAGCAGGCCGCCTTTGCCCTTGCCCACAAATAGGCTCCCACAAAGACTGCCTGCCATGTTCCAATATTGCTTTTACAGTGTAAATGCGATGCCCACAAAGATTGGGCCGCCCAGTGAAAAAGTAACTTTCAAATCTTCTTGTTTTCTTTTCTTGTAGCAAGTAGCAACTTGTAGCTACTTTTTCATATAGAAATCTATAAAAGAAAGTAATAATAAAAAAGGATATGAAAATCAAGCTACAACTTGCGACCTGCTACACATCCTTAATGATTCTGCTTTCAAATCAGCGCATCTTTCGGCTTATACGCTTCTTGAACCGTTGCCTCCTCAGCGCCCTCCTCGACTTCGCGGAATTTGCAACCCAAGATCATGGTTGTCTGCCCGCCACCGTCCTTTGGGCGTTTGCGCATGATTTTGAAATGAACACCGATGGCATTTTTGAAATTTTTCTGGTTCTCGGAAGAATAGCCGTTCTCCTCACACCACTTTGAATAAAGCTGGTATGCTGCGGAGGTGCGAAGTTCAGCATTTTCATCCTTCTCGATCCATGCCTCGATGAACTGCCCGATTCGGTCGGAGTCATCCTTGTAATCCTCTGTGGCCGTCTTGACCGCATCCGGAATATCAAGCCCCTGCTGACAGAATTTCTTATACCCTTCCAGACACCAGTTGAAGATGCCGGACAGATTTTCCGTCTTGGCAAACTGCCCCTTCAAGCCCTGGTCCTGTTCGCCTTCCTCAAAATGGCGGTTGAACGGGATGATCTTCAGTCGTCCGGACTGGAACAGCGTCATATCGTTGACGTTCGGCAGATAGTTCGTGTTAATGAAAATCTTGAACACCGGCACAAAGTCAAAACTGTTCTCGTTCAGGAATCTGGCATTGATCGTGTCGTTTCCGGTCATTCTCTTGACCAGAGCCGCATTGAATGTGATCTTCTTCTCCGGCTCGGAAATGTTCACGAATCGTGCACCAACCAGTCGGGCTACTTCTTCCGAAGGTCCACCTGTGTTGCCACCACGGAACTTGGTTGCCAGCATATCCGGATTGGAAGTTTTGCCGTAATCCCCCATAATTTTCAAAAAGGTTTCCATTGCTGTGCCTTTGCCATTTCGGGAAGTGGCACCGTAAAGGATAAACATACACTCCTGTGAGGTGTCACCGGTCAGAGCATACCCAAGGGAGCGCTGCAGGAAATCCGCCAGATCTTTGTCCCCGCACATCACTTCCTGAATAAACGAATGCCATCGAGGGCAGTCTGCATTCGGGTCATAAGTGATACCGGATTCCATTGTGAGATAGTCATCCGGGCGGTGTTCACGGAACTCCAATGTCCGCATATCCAGCGTTCCGTTCTTGCAGTTGAACAGGTACTTGTTCCTGTCAAATGCCTGCATGGAAATCGGGTACACAGACATAGCATCCTTCAGCATGGTTTCACGGTTTTTGCGAAGCTGCAGTTTTCTCACCCGGTCGATGAACCGTTTCCGGGCATCTTCCTCGGTAATCGTCAGGGCAAACACATACAGCTTGTCTGCCAGCAGCTTCGCCAGCTCCGAAACCTTAAGATTTCCTTTGTCCGGTCTCCAGACAGAACCGTCATAGATGTACCAGCCCTTGCGTTCACTGTTATACCGGGCGATCTGCTTAAAATAGTCCGCAAACATATTGCCCATGCCGATCTCATTTCTTCCATACCGGGCATTTGTGTGCGGAGCCATTTCTTCCAGAGTAACTGTGATCTTGGTGAGATCCGGCTGAAACTCGATATAATCATCCTCATCCAGCTTGGAAAATTCCTCATCCACAATGTCCTGCGCATTGACCGGCATATAGACAGCCGAACAGGTATTGACGGTATTGCGGGTGGAAATCGCACCGTAGGTCAAACCAGCCTGCTTGCGATCCCACTTATCACGCATCAAGCCTGATGTACGGAAGATGCGATCCATCTGCTCCTCATCGCAGCCACACCAGAATGCCAAAATGGACAGTAACGCCATATCTGCATCCGACTGGCTGCCATAGAGATCTTCCCAGTCACCGGCATACAACTTTTTGAACTTGTCACTATTGCTGGCTTCATTGGCGTGTGCGATGACAGCCTCATCGTCCAAGTACGAATGGTGCTGAAAATGGGTCTGCTGCACCTGCTTATTTCGCTTCATCAGCGTGTCCAGCAGTGTTGTCATTGCCGTTTCATCGTTCGGGATCTCACCTGTGCGGTAAACATCTCCCGTTACGGTGACGAAGCGGTTTGTCGCACCGGGCATATACACTTCCAGACCCTTGCTGCGGTTATTGATGTAATAAACTGTCTTGTCGTAGACGTAGTCTTCCGGCACACAGAAGAAACCTCTCAGTCCTTTCCCGGATGGAGATTTTTCCACGTAAGCCGTAGGAAAGATGGAAAGGACAGTATCCGCTGTATCGTTCAGCGTACCATCCTCCCGGATACAGTGGTCGATATCAAAAGCGCCGATTCCGTTACCAACTGCAATACCGATACCGTCATAACCACCCATCGCATAGGTGACGAGGGTATTCTTGAAATCTGAAAATGTACGCAGGTCATTGATCTTTGCCCGTTCTCCCGTTGCCGGGTTGTACGGCATCTTCGTTTTCTGTCCATTGCGCTTTTCAAACTTCCAGACACAGAAGCTGCAGGTCGTTTTCAGCTTGCCCGGAATGTTCTTGATGTCCATCATGTCTGCGCCTCCCTTCCCGTACAAGCCTGCATCGCAAACTGCTTTTTAACAGCAGCTTCGATCTCCTGCTTTTTCTTGGTCGAGGTCACACGGCAGAGCCGGCTGCACAGAACCATCTTGTCAATGGTCGTGATCTGCTCCACCAGCAGAATGGATTCTTCCAGTTCTTCATCCCGGAGCATTTCGCAGTCTCTCCCAGTAACCGGAATGTGTACCGGAAGCTCCAGCTTCTTCAGCTTGGAACTCATCGGAATCACCGTGATGATCGGAGAATTGCGGTTTGCCATATCGTTGCTGATGACCAGCACCGGACGGTTTCCGCTCTGCACTGAAGTGCCATAATGGTTCCCCAGTTCTGCAAACCAGATCTCATACTGCTTCGGTATCTTTGTTGCCGGCCACTGATCTGCTGGAAACTCGTGAAACTGAGGTTTTTTCGATGTCAGCTTACAGGGTGTCTCCGATCTGCGGTGCGACTTTGTTTTTCCACGCTGATTGATGTATTTATTGACATGGATCTTACGGCCACGCTCTACCGGCCGGGCATTACTTTTCTTTCTTCCCATCAGGATATCACCTCCATGTTGATAGCAAAAAGGCCGTCCAAGTTCACACTTTTAGGCGGCACAAAATGTAAAAAGGCGTAAAAAATACCGGACAGCATCTTCTGCTCCCGGACTTTCCATGCCTTCGTTTCTCCTATTTTCCTAGTTTAAAGTATAGCAAAAAGCCAATGTACGGTAAACTGGAAAAATGTTCATCTGAGTTCATTTAAGACCGCATCATGTCCAAATCACAAAGAATTTTCCAGAATCTCCTCCAGCTTCTTCAAGTCGGTCTCAACAGGAGAAATATTGTCAGCCAGTTTTTGGATTCCGATTTTCTTATACTTTGTTGCTGTGGTTCTGGACATATACTGGTTCCGTCCTCCACGAATAGATTTGAGCGGTTTTCCCTCAACAAAATGCTGTATCAAAACCTGCTCGGCTTCATAAGGCAAAACCATTCTCATAGCTCTGTCTACTATTTTCAGCCATTTAATCGAAGCCTTGAATCCAGTCAGAGCTTTGTCTGCATACTCCTCATACATTTCGGTTTCTTTTGGATATTTGGCATCCGCAGCCATATCCAGATTATACTTCCATACCGCCTCTGCCTTTTTTCCATCGGCCTTGATACGATTGTACTTTTTACAGACTTCCATTGCTGAAGCAATTTTCTTCTCCATAATTTCTTCTGCCTGCATATTATGCTCCCTCCCTTCTCCAGCGAATCACAGCCGCAATTCCCTGCAACGCATTTTCTTTTTCCCGGACTACGTTTCGCCGGGTCAGATTGTTTCCATCTGCCCCTGTGATCTCCGACTGCTTCTTCCCATCTACAAACAGCTGCTCTGCCACAAGCCGGGTCTGTCCGCGCAGACTGCGAAGTCCTATCTCAAAGAGTTCAATCTGTTCACAGACTTCATAGTAAGGTTCCAGAAACTGTTCCGTGCGCTGGGTCTGTACCTCACGGTTCATAGATGCCAGCACCTTATCGCAGTTGAGGACGGTGCGCTCCACCGGATTTGATGTACCACTGGTCTGTACGCGCTCGGATTCCTCATGTGCGCCCTGCGACAGCTTATAGATGATCTCGTCCTTAGTATAAAACCAGGAACGGGAATCCTCGTACTGCTGCCGGAGCATATCCCGCCTGTGTACCAGCAACCTATAGGAATCAGCCAGTTCCTTTGCCTGTTCCAAATAATCCATCTCGTCTGCCATGCTGCACCTCCTGTTCTGGTCTGTTTATTTTTATCACGCAATGTCACCTAACGCCCGGATGTTCTCCGGAGTCAGAGCAGCACCGGCTTCCGTGAGCAGCTTCACGAGCTTCTTCATCTCGCGCTCCGCTTTCCGGCGCAGGTTTTCTGCCCTCCTCCTTCTACGCTCCACAGCTTCGACCTTTACTCTTGCCTGCACGCCTGATATGAGTGTGCCGGCATCCAGATTCGTCAACGTATTGTACCAGTTGGAGTGAAAGAAACCTTCCAGCCTCTTTTTCTCAAACTGCGCATCCCGGTTGTTCGGATGGTCCTCCAGACGGAACAGCACGGCTTTGTAATCCTTGACAGCCTGCAGGATGATTGCATTCGCCAGATTCTCGTAGCATTCCAGATTGTCTGCTGCCATTCCCATCAATCGTTCACCCTGCCCTTTCCTGAATCATGTTCTTTTGTGTCGTACCACGGAGCCGGCACCTTCTGTCCATCCAGTCCATACTTGAACATATAGATGGAATACCATGCCGCCTCGTACATGCAGTCGATCAGTTTGCGGTTCGGCTCCGGCATCAGGGCTGCATTCCGCACAAACAGGTCAACAAAGTTTTCTTTTTCTTCCCTGTCTGTCACCAGACGGTGTTCCTTCGCGTCAATCAGGATCTCAGCAAAGCGATAGCATTTTCTCTTGTTCTGCTGAATCCAATCGAAACGCCAGGTAACCGCATCCAAAATCGTCTGTCTGGTATCCTCCGCTGTCAGCTTCGGTGCATCCGGGTGTTTTCCTGCTACCACTGCTTTCGCATAGCATTCCTCCGCACGGTCTTCCGCACAGAAACGCTTGTGGAACTGAAGCTCGTAAGATTTTGCCTGACACATGAGCAGTTCGATCTCATGCTCATAGGCTTCCTTCGCCAGCATATCCTGTGTGACTCGCAGGTCAGAGGTCTTACGGGCAGGTGTTTCCCCGAAGATCGCACACAACAGCCCGGTGCCACTGTACGGACGGAACATCGCATACGGTGTGAAAAATCCATCTCTGTCGCGCTTCCGCTTGCTGGTCTGCACATGCGGTGCAGTCATGTAGTGATATCGGTCGGTATCCAGAATGCCGTGAGAGTTCTTTCTCTCAGAGGCACGATCCTTTGCATTCAGAAACTTGTAATTGGTCGTATTCTTTTCCATAATCTTTTCCTATCTCCCCAGCTGCGCCTTGACTGCTGAGATCAGTTTTTCCTGTGTCATATCTTTCTGCTCCAAAGCGGCCATGACATCCTCGTCCACGGTGTCCTTGGTGATGATATGGTGAATCGTGACCACATCCGTCTGCCCCTGCCGCCAAAGTCTGGCATTGGTCTGCTGGTACAGTTCCAGACTCCATGTCAGTCCAAACCAGATCAGAATGTGTCCGCCCTGCTGGATATTCAGACCATGTCCAGCCGATGCCGGATGGATCAGAGCGACCGGGATATTCCCGGCATTCCAGTCCTTGATGTCGGTGCTGCTCTTGATATCCCGGACTTTGATTTTCAGCTTCGACAGATGGTTGATGATACGCTCCCGGTCATGCTTGAACCAGTATGCCACCAGCACCGGCTGTCCTTTGGCCGCTTCGATCAGGTCTTCGAGAGCTTCCAGCTTGTGGTCATGGATGACTCGTGCTTTGCCGTTCTCGTCATAGACCGCGCCATTGCTCATCTGCAACAGCTTCCCTGTCAGTGATGCGGCATTGGCAGCATCTATGTCACCGTCTTTGAGCGGGATCAGCAAGTCCTTTCGGAGCATATCGTAGAGTTCCCGCTCCGGTGCGCTCATCTCCACCTCATACCGGCTTGGAATACAGTCCGGCATATGGAGATAATCCAGTGCTTTCATGGAGATTGTGATATCCGAGATCCTCTGGTAGATTAGCTCCTCTGCTCCTTCTCTGGGCTTGTATTGGAACACAACACCGGTGGATGGATTCATGGAAGAGGCCTTGAAATAAGCCTCCCTGTACCGGCCGATGAATTTACCGAGCCGCTCCCCTCCATCCAGAATCCCGATCTCCGCCCAAAGATCCATAAGACCATTGGAAGAAGGGGTACCGGTCAGCCCGACCCACCGCTTCACAAACGGTCGCACCTTTCGCAGAAACTTAAAACGCTGGGACTGGTAGTTCTTGAACGATGACAGCTCATCGATCACAACCATGCCAAAATCCCAGCGCATTCCATTTTTCTCGTAATACTCCACCAGCCACTTGATGTTCTCCCGGTTGACGATGTAGATCATCGCCGGGTGGTGGACTGCCGCGATCCGGGTCTTGACATCTCCAACGATGACGGAAATGTCCAGCCCTTTCAGATGATCCCACTTTTCGATCTCTGCCGGCCATGTATCACGGGCCACACGCAGCGGCGCAATGATCAGGACCTTGCTGACCTCGAAGGTCTCCAGCATAAGGTCTTTGATGGCCGTCAATGTGATAACGGTCTTTCCTTAACCCAAGCCCATATCCAGAAAAAGGGCTGCGACCGGGTGTGTTTTGATATACTCTGTACAGTAGCTCTGATAATCATGTGGAATGAACTTCATTTGGGCATCACCTCCTCCCCGACATCCTGAGCCCGTGTTTCCGGCTCCTCGCTTTGTGTATTTCCCTGCGGCAGCGTAACTTCCGGCATCTCCGGGATCTTTGCACCGATTCCCTGGGGGATAGGCTCGCCCGTTTTCCAGCGAAGCAACGCATGAATAGCAGGCTGGATCTGTTCCGGGCGGTCTACGCAAAATACCGGAAAGCCCAGCGCCTCCAGCTGCTGTCTGCGTTTTCTCTGAAGGATACGCATCTGCTTTCCGGGTGCTTTCAGTTCCACAAACGCACACTTGCCGCCGAGCAACAAAACCAGTCGATCCGGCACACCGTTCATGCTCTGGCTGGTGAATTTAAGGGCCTGCCCACCGGCGGCCCTGACTGCTTCCACAAACTGCTTTTCGACTTCATTCTCCCTCATCCGGCTTCGCCTCCTCTGCCCGCCAGACACCGATGCGTGGGCGTTTCTTTTCCTGGCATTCCCTTTTCGGGCGTTTCCTTGAGCGGTGCTTCTTCTTGCGCTCTTCCCGAACCACATTGCCGATGGCTTCATTGGCAGTCGGGTCCGGGTGGCTATGACTGACTTTCCTGTTCGGGGAGCTTTCCTCTTTGTGTTCTGTAATCCAGTGAATGACATCGTCCATACCGTCACCTCACTGATTGATCTGCTTCCACTGCTGCGGCTCCATCGTGGCGACCTGCCAACCGATGCCCTCCAGTGTGGTGGCGCGGTCATAGGAAACAACGTCCTGCGATGCGCGGGTCACCGCATTGGACAGACCGTACAGAGAAAGATCGCCGCCTTCAATGAGGTACTTGAGGATACCTTCCTGCTCCTCGGCATTGATGCCATAACTCTGGGCAGTCAGCTGCACCACATCCTGCACCTTGCCGGTGATCGGCACTGCCATAGATTCCTGCAGGCGGCCGACCACCTGAAAAAAGCGAGCCTCATCGATGGCAGCCATCGTGGTATCGCGGAGTTTCAGCAGAAATGCCTTGTCTTCCGCTTCCATCGTTTCATCCGAATACAGGGCAAAGCTGTCCTCGACCGCCTTTGCCTGCCGGCCCACATGATGACGTCGTTCGCCCATGTCATTCACCACCATACCGTTGGTGCAGACCAGACGGTATACCAGCGGCTGAATGGACACAGCTCCCAGTCCGACCTCGGAGTTGGAGATCATCACACCAGCCTGGACGATATCACCCTTGCGGACTTCCATCTCCAGACGGTGGTTGACCACCTTAAGGTACAGACGATTCTCCGTCACCTCACAGGACATGACCTCGTACTGGTCGTTACCTGCAAACAGCGGCAGGACAGCTGTAGCAATCTCCATGTTGTCGATACGGCGGTATCGTTCTGACAGCAGTGCGCGGGCCACCTGTCCGGCACCGTAATCCATCGAGCGGACCATGTAAGAGCTGGGCTTGTCCGCAAACCAGCTGTTCACGTTCTCGGCCCAGAAGTTCCGGCTTCTGTGCCTGCATGAGATCATAGTATTTGGCCGGGATACCCAGTGCTGATGCCACCTGACGATGGAACAACGAGGTCGTACCGAAGACCTCTTGCTGACTGGTCGTAAGATGGTTGATCTCAAAAGTCTGCCCATCCTCCCGGAGACGCATGCCCTGTGCAGGACTGATAAAGTCCTGCTTTGCCTGATTCTGACGGTTCAGCTCAACCAGGACTTCCTGCAAATTTCTTCCTGTTTTCATAGTGTTTTCCCTTTCATTTCTGCGGCGCATATTTATACGCCTGTTTATGCGTCCGTGTCCTTCCGACAAAAACGCCGTATTTTTATAACTACAAGTGCTTACAATTCCCGGTTGATCATCTGCTGGATTATTCGGACGGCTCCCTGCATACGTCTGCGGTTCAACCGGGTATCCTGCAGGAGTGTATCCAAAGCATCCACCTCGTCCCGGATATTGCAGAGGACTGACCGCTGATGGTCAGCAAGGCGTTCATTGTCCTGCTCCATGCGGTCATACTCCTTTTCATAGTCATCAATGTCCTCCACATTGGTATCGATATAGCTTTCGATCTCCCGGCGGAGTTCCTCGCCGGCATAGTCCTGCACCGCATCCAGCAGATCCCGGATGCCAAAGGGTGTCAGGAGTTTTCCGTCTTTCATTTTTAGAACGTGAGGCATCTCGCTCCCCCTTTAATCCTTAAAGTAGTAGCTGCCCTTATATCCGGCAGCATTCAGAGGAAGGTCTTTGCACCACTCCGGGTTAACGGACATCAGCTTGCAGACCTCATCCACCGTGTACCGATTCGTGGGGGCTTCGATGATGACTTCATCGTGAACATGACCTACGATATTCAGGCCATAGCCTTCCATCCGAGCCATTGCTTCTGCCAGAATGTCACGGGCAATCGCCTGTGTCGCATTCTCCACCAGCCGGCCGGAGTAAGTTTCCTGTCTGGCCCATTTGTGATTCTGCCCCACTCCTTCATAGGTCAGGCTCATCCGTCCGAAGCGGTTCGGCTGCAGTCTCGGCTTCAGATACGCCAGCTTTCTGCCAGAAGGCAGCTGCATCCAGAGCGTACCGGAATAAAACTCAAATGCCAGCTTGCCGATCTCCTGTCGCTTTCCGGTCTTGAACGCCTGTGTTGCCGCCTTTTCCACATCCCACCAATACTGGACGATCTTCGGATTAGCTTCCCGCCAGGAATCGATGATCTCCGGCAGTTCCTCTTCTTTCAGGCCCATCTGCAGAGCACCCATGCTGATAAGTGCGCCGGAAGAACCGCCATAACCGCAGGCCAGCTCTGCCACCTTTCCTTTCTGCCGAAGTTCCCCGTTAATGCCGTGCTTCACCACCGGCACATGAAACATCTGGCTGGCAGAGGCACAGTAGATGTCCTCCCCTTCCAGAAAGGCTTCCAGCCTCCAGTCCTCTCCAGCCTCCCATGCAAGCACACGGGCTTCGATGGCGGAAAAGTCAGCCACAATAAACTCACAGCCCTCTTTGGGGATCAGCATGGTTCGGATCAGCTGGGAAAGCACATCCGGGGTGTTGCCGTAGATGGTCTCGACCATATCAAAGCATCCCAACTTCACAAGTTCCCTCGCCTCATCCAGCGTGGAAATATGGTTCTGTGGCAGATTCTGCAACTGGATATTCCGGCCGGAATACCGACCCGTGCGGCTGGCCCCATAAAACTGGAACAGCCCTCTGGCTCTGCCATCTGAGCAGACACAGCGTTCTGCCGCCTGATATTTCTTCACAGAGCTTTTTGCCATCTGGAGCCGGAGCTTCAGCATATCCATTGCCTCGGCATCCACTCCGTTCTTGTCCAGTTCCTCGATCATCTGGGCTACATCCTTTTTACCCAGCGTGTCCATTGGAATGCCGCGTTCATCCAGCCATGACTTCAGCTGTGACACAGAGTTAGGATTCTCAAGCCCGGTCAGTTCGTAGGCTTTCTTACTCATAGCATCTGAGAGCAGCAGATCACAGGCAATGGCCTGCTGCACCAGTTCCGTGTCGATCTTTACGCCCCGGTCATTGATACGTTCATTGACCCGGTAATGCTTCCACTCCTGCTCCGGCATCGGGAATTTCTTCAACCTCTTGTAAATGTCCACCTCGGTGTTGACATCCTGAATGCAGTAATACTTAAACTTCTCCCAGTCAGCTGGGTAATGCTCCGGAAGATTCCGGGTTCGCATCCCATTGCTTTTCGTTGGCTTACAGGGCATGGAAAACAGCTTGATCAGCCGCTCGCCTTCCTTGTCTTTCTGCTGGCTGGTCTTCAGCACGGTGCCAACATCCTTTAGAGCCATTGGAAGAGTCAGCGATGCCGCCATAACCATCGTGCAGATCCAGCTGTCTGGCGAAAGGAATTCTCCCGGCTTCAGATACTGTCCGGGATAGTGCCGGTTCAGATGCACCGAGAAGCACACCCGTTCAAAAGAGGCATTGTGAGCGATCAGGCGCACATTTCCGGACTGGAAATCCTCCAGCAGCTCTTTGGGGAGCGGTTCTCCCGATGCAAGGTCTGCACATCTGGTTTCGCCAAAACCATCCCCTTCATCGGTTGCCCAGGCTACCAGCAGGATCTCAAAGCTGGGATCTGTGGCATAGCGGTACAGGCCGCATTTTCCGATGTCCACCTCGCTGTAGGTCTCAATATCGATCAGCGTTTCTTTCAAATATCTCACCTCTATTCGATGTAAAAAGCCGGAGGACACCCTGGCATCCCCCGGCACGGTTACTTATCTGTGTTTCTCTTAGCGAAGGTAATCCGGCAGTTCCTCACCGGCATCGCCGCCCAGAACATCCTCATCGTCCAGCGCGTCAAAATCAGACTCTGCCGATGCCTTGCCGGACAGACGATCACCATCCTTGACGAACTGTACGTTTCCCAAACCAGCGGCCACACCGCGGTTGCCGTTGGCGTTAAAAGCGTAGAAGTTCACGCTGACGTTGCAGTAGCAGCCGGAGTAGACCATCATCGGGTCTGTCACAGTCTGGACATGACGGTCCACAACCTGCGGTGCATCCTTGCTGGAGGCATTCACAAAGAAATGCTCCTGGTAATTCTCATCATCCGGGCGGTCGATATCGCCGTCACGCAGAGGCAGCTTCAGGTTCGGCGGGATCTTACCGCCCCACTTACGGGTCTTGCCATCCTCCTTGGCGGCCTCCACTGCCTTGTGGATCGCCAGCAGGGTCTTCTTGTCCTCCTTCGGGATCAGGCAGGAAACGGAATACTTGGCCTCGCCGCCGTTGATGCTCTTCGGTTCAAAGATGTTTGCAAAAGAGATACGGCACGGAATCACGACCTTAGTTGCACTGGAAATCTTGCTAGCCATAATAAAAATCCTCCATCAATCTGTTTTTTGTGTATTGCTGCTGCCCTCAGTCGAGGACAGCAAATTCATCTTCCGCAGTCTGCAGATCGACTGCTTCTCTGGGGTCCGAATCCGGGACAAGTGCCAGCTTACCAGGCGGCTTGACCACATACTCTCCCAGAATCTCCTCGAACTTTTTCTTTCCCATGAGCTTTTCAAAGGCTGTCAGGGAGATCAGCTCCGTCTTATAAATATCGGTGTATCCGGCCTTCTCTGCCGCGGCCACCACCGACTTTGTGTCAAGGAACTGCCGCTTGCTCCTGCCCTCGACCACCTTATACCCATCCCAGCTGACACCATAATTGATGGCCTCGGAACTGACATAGGCAAAGATTGCTTCGATCCAGGACTCGATACGGTTCAGGGTCGGCAGCATCTTCTCAATATCTGTCTTGGAAAGCAGTGCCGGGGATTTAAAGGTCGGCACGGATGTGTCCGGGTCAAAGGATGCTGTTGCATCTGTTTCCTCGGTTTCATCCTCCAGCACGCCGACATCCAGATCCAGAAACTCTTCTTTCACCAGAGCCATTGCTTCATCGGCACAGGCTTTGCAGGAAGTTCTGGCACGACAGAACCGACACCAGTCACCGGGAACCTGCTTGCCTTTTCCTTCAAAGGCCAGCTTTGCCCTCGGTCTGACATAAGTCTCTGCCCAGTCCAGCAGTTCCTCCACACTGCATTCAAACGTTGAGATATTTTCCAGTCTCGGCTGGATAATGGTCATGGACACCTTTTTGATGCTGTACAAATATCCATAGGCGTGGTAAGCACCCAGGGCATACAGCATCATCTGCGGATTGTGGTCACAGTTTACGAACACACCCTTGCCATTCTTGTAATCCATAACATAAAGCGTACCGTCTGCGACGATTACACAGTCACCCGTACCAAATCCCTGCGGAACGAGGTAGCTGTAATCCAGCCGTTCCTCCACCATGACCAGCGGATGCGGACAAGTCTCCTTGATACGCTCCACTGTGGAAATGATGAACTCCGCATAGATATCAGTGTTCGCTTCCATCTCCTCGTCCTCATACTCTGAGGTTGGGCGCTTCACCCGTTCATGCAGATATTTCCGCAGCTTGTACTCGCCCAGCGCATGGGCGGCAGTTCCCTCCTCGGCATACACCGAGGTTTCATTTGGAAAGTTCTGCTCCAGCCTTGCAGATGGCGTACAGTTCAGCCACCTCTTCGAGCTGGAAGCAGAAAGGATTGCATGTACTTCCGGCATGACGACCTCCCTTAAATCTGGGAGACATCTGCCAGAAATGCTTCGTACTTCTCTGCAGGCAGGTCAGACAGCTGGGTCACACCATAAGTCTTCAGAAGCTGGCCGATATTCTCGTTGTTAGCACGCTTCTTCTTGATCTTGGCGACAATAACCGCCGTGATCTCGTCCTTGGTGATCGTCACTGCAGACTGTGTTTCATCTTTGGCAGCAGGTGTATCCTTGCCAGCGGTTTTGTCGGACGGTGCTTCTTTCTGGCCGGTATCTTCTTCCCACGGCAGCGCATCCGCATCATCCACCGGATGCTCATCCTCTGCAGTTTCTGAACTCTCGGAGTTCACTGCTTCCTCTGCCTCGCCAGAATCTTCTACCACAGGCACCTCTGCAGCTTCCTCGATGGCCGAAGGAGCCGTCTCTTCCACCTTTTTGGTTTTCTTGACCGGCTTCTTACGGGGATGCACAACTGCCGGGCCTTTCTTTTCTGTTACGGGCAATACTGGCTGTTCTGCCACCGGAAGCTCCAGTTCATCTTCCGTCTTTGCATTTTCTGCCAGCATATCCAGCTGCTCGGATACGCCGGCAAACATCTGTGCCAGACCGTCAAAGACCTCGACCAGACCATCCACAACTTTCTTCGGAGCATTCAAGGCATTCAGTTCGTCCATCATGCGTTTGCCTCCTCTCTGGTTTCTTCCTCATCCCCCCACAGGTCATCCAGATAATCGGCCTGTGCCTTCAGAACTGCCAGAATAACCTTCTCGCACAGACCGGTTTCCTTATGGATGCAATCCAGCATCTCATCGAAGTCGATATCCTCCGCCGGGTCGTCTGCTTCAGCATCAGACTCCTGACCAGAACCGTAGTTGTAAGAGGTCATGCGCTCATCCATGTGGAGATGCAGGTTCTCGATGTTAATGGAAAGGAGCGGAGCACCAAGCGGGCGTGCCGGCATCGGCTTGTCCTGCTTCTGAGCCTCCTTTTCTTCCTCTGCCCTGGCAGGAAGCGGAACCTTTACTACCTTGGCATCCTTCAGCATCTCGCTGATCATTTCCTCCAGAGTCATGCTCTTCTCATTCTTATTCTCCATTGTCTTCCTCACTTTCTGCAGCTTCCTGCTGCCCCTCTGTTTTCTTATCATCCAACGGCACATGGTACTGTTCTGAAATGTTTTTCAGAAGCAGTTCTACCACACGCCCCGGCTCTGGGAGATTCCGGACCTTTTTCTGCAACTCATGGGCTCTCTTGATCTCGGCAGCCATGCCCTCCGACACGGTATTCCCAAACACCCAGAGTTCATCTGCCTCTTCCAGCCACTGCATTCCAAGCTGAATGCCGGCATTTCGTTCCTGCTTCTCCTCATCCTTTAAGAACTGGGTAAAATACAGGTGCGGCGCCAGTGGCAGAAAGCCCAGTGTGGAAAGAATCCGACAGGCCATCTTTGCTCTGCGGATGTTTGCTTCCAGTTCATCTTTTCTGCACTTCTCGTCCTGTGAAATAGGGCGATACGGTGAGCAGACGAAGATTTTTCTTGGCAGGTGTTCTTCCTGCGGTGCACCGCCGGGTGGACGGGCCTCCTTCGCATTTTCTAACTGGGCAGTTTTCTTTGCAGCTTCATTCATGCTTACTGCACTCATAAGTTCTGACCTCCTGTTCATGTACTTGAGAAGTAACCCTCTCACTATGAACATCTTTTTGAGCCTTTTAACAGACACTTTTCTAAAAACTTTTTTTAGAAATTTTTTCTCAGCCTTTTTACTGCCTGATTCATGATCCGGTTAACCGACTGCTGGCAGATGCCAAGTTCTTCTGCAATCTCGTACTGGTTCATACCTTTATAAAAGCAAAGCTGAAGGATCTCCGACTGGCGCTCAGTCAGCTTGCTCATGGCTGCATACAGGCGGCGAAGTTCCCGGTCTGCCAACATCTCGGCATTGTCCTCATCCAAAAAATCCACCATGACAGCTGCCGACCAGTCGGAGCCATCGCATTCCAAAGACACATTTTCAGTCTCAGCAGTACGGTTATTCCGATTGTGCTCCATCCGGCGTTCCCCTTCCATGAGCAGACGGACGCTCCACTCGGTCTCCTCAAAAATCTCAGCCGGCACTACCTGATATGTGCCATCTGTAAAGTCATAACGGTAATCACCACAGCGGTCCACTGCAATGACCGTGTGTGCGTCATCCATCTCGTAGACTGCATAGCCGTTCTGGTAAACGGTCAGGGAAGCATCATCCACAGTTGTCTGTGCAACAGCCATCGGTTTCATCTCCATCAGTGCCTTGAAACTCGGCAGCTTCTTTTCCACCACTGCGTCAATCTTTTCCTTTAACTCATGTAAGGTGATATGTGCGTTCTCTGCAATATCTGCGGCGATATGTCCTGCATCCTGTACCGCTTTCTCCACCACCTGCGGCTGGCGAACCTCCATCACACCAACGCCACCATTGATTGCAACTGCTCCGGTCATCATGTTCATCATCATTGTTTTGTCCTTTCCCCCGGACTCTGAAAGGGAAAGATACCGAAGCAGGATGCTGATGAGGCACTGATCTAACTGGCAGGAGCATAAAACAAAAAAGCCCGATTCCAGAGACAGCAGGAATAATCCCAACTGCACACCTCCACAGCCAGCAAATAAATCGCTGTTCTGTGAAGTTCTGCTATGGTATCCTTCGCCTGCTCTAGAATCGGGCTTACGATATTTTTTTATTTGTCCGGGGCTTGCCGGCAGATGCTTTCATTTGACTCTGTGGGCTTGTCCCTTGGACTGATTATATGATAACAAAATGACCGGGGCTTGCAGATGGCGAGACTGCCACACTTGATGTGGCGAATTTGCCACATTTTCATCTGCCAGCCTCAAAAGGGCAAAAAAATACCGCACAGCCCCTTTCGACCATGCGGTTATCCAGCCATCTGCTGTGACTGAAGGAATTTCATCATGTTCCGGATTGTAGCCTGTCCCTCTGGTGTCAGCTTTGCAAAGTCTGCTCCAATCTCTTCGGAAAACTCCACTGGCATTTCTTTTTCTGCCAAAAGATCATCAACACTGACATCCAGTGCAGCTGCAAATTTCTTTAAGGTCTTAAACCCCATTTCACCTTTGGTGCCATTCTCGTACTTGGAAATGTCAGCGCGGTCGATATCCACAACATCACTCAGTTCCTTTTGAGACCAGCCCTTTTTCAGCCTGTACTTCCTTATGTTTTGACCGAGGATGTACTCCTCGCTATGTATATCAACCACGCTTACACCTCCTTCCTCTTTCGTACTTCTACTTCATAATATCCTGTTTGTGTCTTTTTCGACATCGAAACAGATTGCGTATTTCGCGCTGAAATCTGTAATTTCGCTATAACTTTTTGCCGGAATTATGTACATTAACGATTCTGCTGCAGTTTTTACTCCTTCCGACGAACGAAAAAAAGCCGGAACAGACAGAATGACACACTTATTCCTTGGTTTTATAACATCACTATTTTGTAAATATTATCCAAGTTGTAAGTATGTAATCCTGTCTGCTCCGGCTTCACTCTGTATGGTTTCCAAGCCACATGGTGTTGCTCACAAGCAGCAGTGAAATGCACAGATGTGCTAACTATAAATCTGGTTTCCTCTGATGTTCAGTATGATTAAGGCTCATGCCTGCGCAATAATCGGTAGGGCTTCTCCACCTTCTATTACGGCCGTACTGCAGGGTTGCCTAGATTCTTAAATATTAAAAAATTCTATCCTTTATGTCTTTGTGACGTCTCATTTTCCCCCGATGTCCATTCATAGGATCATGCACCTTAAGAATAAATTCCCGCATAGATATGCTGCAATTTTTCGTGACAAGGCGAACATCACCATCGCCAGTTTGGCACTTGCAGAATAATTGTCCATCTTCATTTCTAATCTCATATTCACTTGCCATAGACTGTCCTCCTATTCTGGATCATCAATGTCATCATCCCACCAAGCAGCATCATCTGTCTCCTTTTCTTCCGGCTCTGGTAGTGGGGTAAATACTGACTCACATTTTGCCTCACCAATCCAAGGAACCATAAATTCATCATCTACGTCTCCTGTTTCCAAATTGATGAGAATAATTGTTACTTCAATTTTCAAATAGCATTGTTCAAGCCTCTTCTGAATCTCACAGAACGCCTCGCTATCGTTAACTACTATTGATACTCGATCATATTTATACTGATAATCAGCAAAAAGTCCAGCAACCCTCGACAATCGCCTCATAACATTCATTGCTTTCATCGCACCAATATGTGCGTTTACTCCGTGAGGTGGAGTTTGCACTCTACAAAATTCAAACCCCCAAATGCCATCTCCCCTCGGAATAGCATCGGTTTTGAGTTCCATATCAAAAACGAAACCTCCTGCAATCGTCCTATGATATTCCGGCTCTAAACGAGCCACACTATATCCCCTGTTTAAAAGCGCCTTGATAATAATATCCTCATAGACACTTTCTATCTCCGTGCCATGAGCCAATCGATTCCGCATATTCCCCGACGAGCACATTCCATGTGCCTGCATCAGCATCTCAAACGTAATCCCGCAATTCTTATCAGCGTGCGCTGCAATATCTGCAATTAAGCTATCCGAATTAGCACCCGCAGTTTTTTTGTTTACAATTCTGGATAGAGTCGAGGCGTTTACACCAATTTCCTCTGCGAACTGCCTCATACTCCGCTCAGGTCCCTTGGCCCTAACAACATACTCTGCCAGCAAATCCTTGTCTGGCGGTTTAATCCGGCTGTACTGCGTTGCCAAGTTTCTGTAAATTATATTTAATGGTAGTCCCTGACGAAGTGCCTCCTGGACGTTCTCCGGGTACCGGCTGATTTCTTCTTCGCTCAGAGCCACTTTCTTCTGGTCATCCATCTCATCGCCTCCAATCGCTCATCTTGCATCTGTTGCGTACATTTATTATATGCAACAGATGCTATCTTGTCAATCGTTTGTGCAAAATTTGTTGCTTATAGTTGCTTGGTGTTGCATATATAGTCTTTGATGCACCACCTACAATCTCTCTTCTTAAAATCTTCTGCTATCACCTCTTGACTTATACAACCTTCTATTGTATTATAGGAACAGGAGTTCCCGAACTTTTGTTCTTAGTATATAGGAACAGTTGTTCCTTGTCAAGTAGCTTTACAAAATTATGTTGTAAATGTTGGTACTTTCCCTCCAACAGACAACAGGTTATCCCACATGGAGGCATGACATGAAAAAAGAAACGAACTTTGAAACCAGTCCACTTAACACACAGGATGCCAAGGCAGAAGCCGCCACTACTCTGGCTCCTGACGCAACCAACGGAGATAAAATAAAAGCCCTCCGCACCGCCCAGCACATGAGTATGGCTGAACTGGCACGTCGGGCTTCTATGTCAGACCGTGCGATCCGCTATATTGAATCCAACCAGCGTGAACCAAGTGTAGATGCAATTCAGAAGATTGCCGCAGCTCTTGGAGTCACCACCGATTACTTTATGGATGAGGCCACTTTCCAGCAGGAACTCAACGATGACCTCTTCTATGCGGATGTACGAAAAAAGTATGGCTCCCGTGGTGTTGCACAGGCAAAGAAAATAAAAGAACAGACCACAGCCCTGTTTGCAGGCGGTGAACTGTCCGAAGAAGATCAAGCGGCATTTATCAAAGAAATGGAAGCACTTTTCCTCGATGCAAAAGCTGATGCGAAGAAATTTACTCCAAAAAAATATCTGCGGTAAAGAGTCACATTTACTCCGGAGGAAAGGAGTCTACTTTGAACACACGCATAATTGATACCGCCGATGCTGTGGTTCGCCGCTATAAAACCCGGAATCCAGAAGAGATCATCTCACAACGGGCTATCAAATTGAAAGGCATCCGTTTTTGCCACGACCTTCTGGGTTACTATACCGTCCTGCTGAACTGCGAATATATCGGCATCAATCCGAATTGTACAGCTGCCCAGCGTATATCTGCTCTGGCTCATGAACTGGGACACGCACTGTTTGACCGGAAGCATGCCAGCTCCGGTCAGGCATTTCAAGACACCTATTTTTATAGTCTGGACAACTCCAAGGCAGAAAGACGAGCAAATATCTTCGCTTCCGAACTGCTTCTGTCGGACGATGATATTCTTAAACCGATTGGCTATTACGAATTCAATGCCGACCGGGTTCATCTGGAGGCGAATATGCCATCCCACGCATCTGCTGCTTACCGGGCAATGAAATATCAGGAACTTCTGCAGGAATTCCTGTATACACACGGTGATGTACTCACCCCCGCTGAGATTGCCCAGAAAATCGAAATTGAAAAACACTTCGTAGATTTTAAGCTGAACATCCTCGCGGCAAAAGGATATCAGCTGCCAGTTCTTCCTGAACTCCACAATGATTTTCTGAAAGACTCCATGAAGAATAGCGAGGTGAAATGAGGTGAACTACTATTACTGCGATACCTGCCACTACTGTTTCTCTGCCGAGAAGTTCCCTGACCGTTGCCCTGATTGCGGTGCAATAGAATATAACGATCACGCAGCAGTACGGCAGGCAACAGATACCGAAGTAAAAGAACTGCTCAGAATTCGGGCAGAAGATAACGACTGAAAGGAGAACACACATAATGAAAGCACATAAATATTGGTCACTCGGAGCGCTTGCTTGCATGGCAGGCTGTTTCTACACAGGCTACAAAAAACTGATGCAGGCTCACAAGTATTTCGCTTGCGGCTCTCTGGCCTGCATGGGTATGGCAATCTACTCCGGCCACAAAATTGCACCGAAGAAGAAAAAAACTGAAGAAAAGTAATTATATACGAACATCACCCTCACTGTGTACATACACCGCAGTGAGGGATTTTTATTTCTATTACAAACTATATGGAACGAATCGCACTTACTTCATGACTTCCATCATGAGCCTGATTCCGACTTTCATGCCTTCCTCAAAAGCAGTCTTCTCCCATGCACAGCACACACTGCCTTGCTGGTCCATGATTTTTTCCCAAAGCGGAATGTCTATTCCGTAGTCCTCAACCATCTCATCCATCCTCGGCAAGCCTCGAAGCCATGTTTCCAGTTCCTTTTCTTTTTCCTTTGCAACTTTCCCGGCCACTGTATTCTCCGGTGCAATGCTGTTATTTTCTGTGTAATGCTCATAAACCAGATCCAGCAAGTTCTCCACTGGCGGATAATACTTCGGTTTCGTTTTCTTTAAGTATTCCTCTAGCATCTCTTTCAGTTTTTCTATAATGCTACCTACCTTCCTAACCGTGAGCAATACATTCTGCTCCCTGGTTAGGATGGATATTACCTCACAGTTCTATACATAGCAACTGAATTTTTCATTGCTTACCAATATTTTGCTTCGGGTGCTTCATCTTCTCCTTCACCTCATCTGGCACATCGATTAGCCCGAACCGGTAGAACATTCCGAATATGTAAGTTACGCCCCAGATATCGCCCAGAGCTTTCGGGCGATCTACCACTTCTCCCTTTATATTCCCCAGTGCAAGCAATACCGAACTCCACGTCAGACTCTTGCTATCTTCTCGACGATCGATCCACAATTCCTTGGTCAGTTCTCCATTCCGTCCGATCTTGATCTTATAAGAAAATGGTAATCCAGATATCGTCTTGAACCGGTATCCCTGAAAAGCAATCACACACTTCCAGAGATGCTGTTCATCATGACTGCTCTGCAATGCTTCAACTGCTTTCTGCCGCTGCCTCATACGCCGAAGCCGCTCGGCTCCAACGCTGACCTGGTCTCGGTCACAATCCTCCCTGAAATACACGCCTTTCTTATAAGGTAAGTATGAAGTCACCGACGCCTTTGACAGATTTAATTCTGCTGCCACCGCTTCCAATGCTTCTTTATAAGGTATTCCCTGTTTTGCTTCAAAAGCGGAATTGACTGCATCTGCAGTTTCTGATTCATAAACACCTGCCGTGATCAGCAGCTTCCGCACCTTGATTGGGTTGAGAGATAGTGTGTCTGCAATTGTCTGAAGGGAGTTATTTGAATTATAGAGGGCCACAGCGGCCTGCATCTGCTCATGCAGGATAGCAACCGCATCATAGTCCGGTTTCAACGGCTTCCGGCCGGCACCTGATTTATGTGTGTTGTTCATAGCTCCTTTCGTAAACGGTAGAATACGAGTACCTTTTTATTCACTTCAAGTTATGCCATAATCATACTCAACAAAATAACATAGTCAAAAAAGTTTAGTACTTAACTTTTTTAACTGACTATGATTCAGAGGAGGAATCTTATGGCTACGCAAACCAGCCTTGTAGCTCAGCAGGTGAGGATCAGACAATGGGCAGAACAGATCCGGAATTGTCAGAACCGTCCCAAAGGGATGGATGTTGAAACCTGGTGTACCCAAAATAATCTTACAAAAGCCAA